ATGAAAAGAAATAATTCTCAAAATCCATATATCTATTTAGAAATAGATAAAGCTGCTAACAGGATAAAAATAGAAGATTTTAAAATTAATACTTCTATGTTCATCTTATTATTAGCAGAGCTTTTAATTACTTTTTGTAAAAGAAAAAAGAAGAATACTACACAAATAGTAGAGACTATAGTTAAAACTATATATAAAAAATATGCGTTAGAAAAGAATGATGATAAAAAAGAACTGTAAAGATTGCATATATTGTTTAGAAATAAAATCATCTTATTTCTGTAAGCATAAAAAAGATATTATAGCTATAGCAAATATAAATAATATCTGTAAAAAATATAAATTAAATAAAAAGAGGGAAAAATGAGAGAACTAAACATTATAGAAGACAAAGGACTTTTTGGTATAACTTTTAAGTCTGATGATAAAGAAGAAGCTAATACTGTTATGAAAGCTATACAGAGATTTATATTAACGAGAGAGAAAATATTAAATAATAAAAAAGATTATTCAAGATACCCGCTTGAAGGTGCAAGCAAAAATGTATATCTTGATTTATTTTCTAATGAAAGATTAATAGAATGTTATAATAATGATGAGTTAGAACAAGGATATAAAGATTATATAAAAAATCTATTAAATAAAAGAGGTATTTTTGATTTAAGTATGACACAATCAAATAAAAAAATAGGAAAGGAAAGATTAAAGAATCATCTCAAAAAGATAAAACAATAATAATTGACAATATTAAAGAGCATGAACTTAATAAAAAAATAGATGATATAAAAAAAGGCAGGGATATTATGACACTGTCCGATGAAGAACTTGAGGAAATAGCTTTAATAGAAGCTGAATTATCATCTATATGCAGATATTCAGAAACAGCTAAAAACATTTTACAAGGCAGAAAGTTTAATAAAAGCCGTAAACTTGAAGATAATATAACCAAAGGAAGAAGACTTTCAGAACTTACTCTTGAAGAATTGGAAAAGTTAAAAGAAGTAACAATGCTTGATAGATATAAAGAAGATATACAAGAAGAAATTGATAAAAGGAAAAAAGAATCATTTGAAGAACAATTACAAAATGATAACTCAATAATCTCTTTTAGTGAAGATGAAGAAGAAGCACATTATAAAATAGACGAAGATCCATTGAGTTCAGATAGCGATATAAATAGGTGGGATTTTGATAATGATGGGGATAAAGCAGATGAAGAGGGCAATAAACTGCTTTTTGATTATTAAGGCTATAAATGAAAGATACAATTATTTTATTTGATAATACCAAAGATGATAAATGCACTGTACGAATAAAAGGCAATTATGATGATATATTGAATGCTTATGCAACACTAATATATCAAACATCTATAAAGACTAATAAAAAACCTCAAGATATTGTCTTGGATATATTATATAAAGTTAAAGATAATGAAAAGGCTTTATATAAGTACATGAAAAAAATTAATAAAAGGAGTAAAAGATGATTTGTGTTATATGTAAAAAAGACTTTGATAACTTAGGAGAAACAACTATATATATGGAAGGTAAAACTAAAGATGGAAAAGAAGTAAAAACAAAAGAAAAGAAAATAAATATATGTGAGGATTGTATATTAGAAATAGCTAAATCTGGATTGCCTACAACAATTATATTTGAGGATTAATGCATAGATGATTAAAGCGATTATTCATTATAATGATGTAGATGATGAGTTTAGAAGAATGCATGATATTTTAGGAGTATTAAAATATAAATATAAAAATATTGATATTAGATATAAAAAAGTAAAGAATCAAAATGAATTATTTGTAACTATAAATAACGAAAAATTAGACTGTCATCACGGTTTAGAGTTTTATATACAGACAGTTGAATATATATTAAATAAGGATGTATAAATGATAATTTATGAAATTGGTTCTATAGCCTTTGGAATATTTAGTGTTGTTTTTATTTTTATAAGCATAACATCAAAAAATGAAATTGCTAAAGCTTTTTATATACTTTGTTTCTTTTTATCGAATATAGTTGCTTTACTTTGTGATATAGTAATAAAATTAAACTTTTAAATAATAATAATAATAATATAGGTACACTGAAATGAGAAAAATAAAAAAGATAACACATTCAGATTTATGCTGTCTTACAGCTAAATATTTTTTAGAAAGTGTTGCTTTAATAGAATATAAATGTCTATTAGTAAAAGAGAATCCTGATGTATTAATGTTTGATAATTATTCAAATACGACTCTTTATGAAATAAAAACAGATATAAATGATTTCAGGAGAGATTTATTAAAGCCTCATAGAATAGTTTATAAATTAGATAGTAAAATGCGTATAGAAACTTTTAAATCTTCTATAGGAGCAAATAGATATTATGTATGTCCTGAAGGGATAATAAAAAAAGAGGACTTACCTATTGGTTGGGGCTTAATATGGTATTACGATAATGGTAATTTTAAGATACAGAAAAAAAGCGGATTATTCAAAATAGACAAAGGGCTTGAAAATAGACTTTTAATTAATACTCTAAAAAGAATTAATTACGGCAAATGTAACAATGTTTTAATTAGAGACTATATGGAATATGAAGAACATTAATTAATATTGGAGTTAAAAACAATGAGTGATCATAATAATGTAACATTAATAGGAAGATTGACTGTTGATCCGCAGAGAAAGTATACTCAAAGTGGAAAGGAAATTGCTGAGTTTAGTATAGCTAATAATTATTATATAAGCACAAAAAATACTACGGCAGTAAATTATTTTGATGTTGTAGCATTTGATAAACTTGCAGAAACAGTTAACAAATATCTTATAAAAGGAAAACAGGTTTTAATAAGTGGAACACTAAGACAGGAAAGATGGCAGGATAAAAATACAAATAGCACTAAATCTAAAATTAGAATAATTATGCAATCTATGCAAATGCTTGCTGATAAAAAAGAATCTAATAATAATATAATACAAAATACTTCTCAAGGCGATGATGAGGATGTTCCATTTTAATAAATATAACTAAAATGATTGATACATTATAAAATATAGTTATAAAAGTTTATATTTTTTTCTATAAATAAAGGCTTTTGTCTTTAATTTATGGAAAGGTATAAACATGGCTGATAAAAAAAATAATAAACTAATATTACAAAATAATAATATAATAACTGAAGAGCAAGCCGAACTTCTTATTAAGCAAGCTAATTATTTAAATATACTTGACTATATGAAAGAAGAGCAGCTTATTAAGCAGATAGATTATGAAACAGAAAAAGAAAACTTTTTTAAGCAATGCTCAAAGACAAAAAGCAATCATACAAAAAGACAATATAAAAATGGACTTAATAAGCTAGAAGAGTATTGCCGTATAAATAATAAAAATATTTTATTTATTAAAGCCAGAGAAGCTGATGATTTTATAACAGAAGTTAATTCAAGTGAGCTTTCTAATTTGAGTATACGAGCCTTAGTTTCTTCTTGTTCTTCTTTCTTCTCATTTTTAGAGAGAAGATATCCATTTATTAAAAATCCTTTTCGTGGCACAAAGACTCGTCCTCCTGTTAAAAATAAAAAAAGACTTGAAGTTCCAACTAAAAAAGAAATTGAGCTTATTATAAAAGATATATCTGATCCTTTGATAAAGATGGCCATCATTTTTATAATGGAATGCGGAGTGCGTGTTGGTGCTTTATCTAAACTTGAAATAAAAAACAATAAATATTATTCATATTCAAAAGGAAAAGAAATAAGTTGGAAAGTAACAGATAAAGCTATTAAAGAATTGAAAAAGAATAAATTAGATATAGAAACTCCATTTAAAAATAAAAGCTCTGAAGTTATTCGTAATGTATTTTATAGAAGCTCGAAGCGTTTATATGAGCAAGGCAAAATAAAAGCATCATATTCTATACATGATATAAGACATTATTTTGCAGTAACTTTATATAAAAAAACAAAAGATATAGAATTAATTAGACAGGCATTAAATCATAGCTCTATAGCTATAACAGGAATATATTTAAGAAGTTTGGAAGTAGAATAATATTTTAAGTGTTGCGATAATTACTGTTATCACAACTATAGATAACATATATAAAATTATTTATTTACTTCTTTTAATCTTCTTGATACAGTAGATTGTGAAATTCCTGTAATATCAGCTATTTCTTTTTGTGTGCGTTTATCTTTATACATTTGTTTAATATCATCATTCATTAAATCTCTATTATCATTTTTTTCATAAGAAGTACATTCCATGGATTTCGCATTACCATGTTGTTTTATTGTACAAGTTGTTACTATATTTTTATTTTCATGAATTATTTTATATTTCTTATAATTTCCTCTCTCTTCATAAATTTCTTTTTTGCATACATCAACATCAAATTCATTTAAATTTTTAATATTGCTATTATTTTTTTCCACTAAAGTATTATTAATAATACTACTATGCTGTATTTGATTGTTTTCTATTGTTGATTTACTATTTTTTTTCATAATTTGCTCCTTCCTCATAATTTTCTTTTAATACTTTAGAAATATAAGATTGTGATAAACCTGTTATAGAAGCTATAGAAACTTGAGTCATTCCCTCTCCTCTCATTTTTAATATATCTTCTTTTTTTATATCCCTTTCATTATTAATATCTTTAATATATTCAGAAGATAATTTAAAAGATATATTGTCTGTATCATTTATTCTTATATTAAAATTTTCTCTATCTTTTTCTATTATTATCTTTTCATAAGATAATAATAGTTGTTTTAAAGTTAATTTTAATAATTGCAAAAAAATGATGTTTATCATTACACCCCCTATAATATTAATTATATTATATAATATAACTAATATTATATATTTTGTCAATAGATTATATGAAAAATCCGATAATAAAAACATATTTTTTGACAAAAATTAAATTCTTTAATATAATACAAAAATAATAATATTGGGTATAATTTTTATGGAAAAAGATAGACAAGAAGAACTATATAAATTTATTTCTATAGATAAACTTGAATTAGATAAAGAAAATCCAAGAATATCAAAAAAAGATAGGAATAAAGATGATTATGATATTTTAAAAGGAATGTGGAAAAGTTTTTCTTTAGAGGATTTAATAATATCAATAGATCAAAATGGTTTTATTCCAGCAGAGCCATTAATGGTAGTAAAAAAAGATGATGAAAATGATAAATACATTGTAGTTGAGGGTAATCGTAGATTATCTGCTGTTATGTTATTAACTGATAGAATATATAGAAGTGATTCGTTTTTTTCTGATAAATTGTCTCCATATAAAATTCAAGAAATTAAAGAGTTACCATGTTATATATTTGATAAAAAAGAAGATATAGAAAATGCATTAGCTGTTAGACATATAAGTGGTATTAAGAAATGGGAGGCTAAGGAAAAAGCAGAGTTTGCAATTCGTTTATATAAAAAAGAAAATAATATAAAAAATGTTACTAAAATTATAGGTAGTAAAACTAATACAATAGGAGCATTAATATATTCATATTTTTGGCTAGAATATTTAATAGAATCAGAGGAAAATAAAAGAAATGATTTAGAGAATTTATTTGAAAATAAATTCTCTCTTTTAAATTTAGCATTAGGACAAAGCAATATAAAGATTTTTTTAAATATTAATGATAAATGGGATACTATAGATTATAATGTAAGAAAATATAAGAAAGGTAGTAAAGAATATGATAATATGCTTTATTTGTGCCTATGGTTATCTGATTATAGAATTATTTCAGATTCAAGACAAATAACAGGTGGAAAAACTAATCCCGTATCATTGTCAGCTATACTTGCTGATAATGAAGCAACAAATTATTTAAAAATTAGAACAGATGCCAATTCTGAATTACCTAATTTATTAGTAGAAGCTTATAATAGAATAGCTGTTGATTCTAATCTAGTAGTTAGATTTGAAGAAAGTTATAATAAAATAAATCAATTAATGTATATTTATAAAGATAAGAAAAATAATTTAAGTGATAAAACAATAGAAGAAATAAATAGATATTGTGATAACATAAAAAATATAGTATCTACTAATAGTTAAATCTGGATAAAAAAATGCCAAAATTTGATATTTTAAATGATGAAAAAATATTAGAATTAGAATTGTTAATATATAGAAGTAAAAATAATTTATTTAAAACTATTGATGATTTGATTATAGATTTAGATATTTACAGTAGTAGTGAATTTGAGGCTAATGAAGATTTAAATAGTTTTAATGAAGAAGACGAGGAAAATGTATTCTTATCTGATATTGAATTAAAAAAAGATCAGCTAAAAAAAGAATTAAATAATTTGATAAAAGTTTTCGATTATAAACTACCATTTAAATTTAAAGATGATATATTAGAATATAATGTAAACGATATCCCAAATAAATCATATTTATTTTGTTTGTATCTTGCCAAAAATGGTGCTAGTGCCGATAAGGAAAAAAATATAATTTCAGATGATTTTGGAAAATATTTTGAACATATAACAGAAATAGCATTAAAAAAAAGCAGACCAGACTATAATATAAAAAGAATAGAAAATGTAAGAAATGAACTTGAAAAAATATGCTATGAACTAGGAATATGCTTTCATAGTATAGATAGACTCAATAAAAATGCTCAAGATGCTGGTGTAGATTTAATAGCATATAGAAAAACACATAAAAATGCTTTAAGAGGACATATAATATTAGTTCAGTGTGCTGCTGGAAAGAATTATCAAAAAAAAGATAAAGATATTAATATAGATCATTGGAAAGAATATATAGGTGATTTGTATACTCATTCAAAAATGATTTCTATACCTAATATATATCTTACAAGAGAAAGACATGAATTGGGTGGAAGTACCTTAGGAGATGCAGGAGAAATATTTGATAGAATTTGTTTACTTCAATTTATAGATGAAACTAAATTAAAAGAACAATATAAAGAAACTTATGATATTATTCAAAAATATGAGTGGATTAGATGAAATTTATAGATTTATTTGCAGGTATAGGTGGATTTCATTTAGCATTAAATAAATTAGGATATGAATGTGTTTTTGCTTCTGAAATAGATACTATTTTGCAAGATACATATAATAAAAATTTTGGTATTATTCCTTATGGAGATATATCAAATATTAGTTTAAAAGATATCCCTAAACATGATATTCTATGTTCAGGATTTCCATGTCAACCTTTTTCTAAAGCTGGCGAAAGAAAAGAAACAGAAGATGCAAGAGGATTATTATTAAATTACGTTGAAAAAATAATATTAAATCATAAACCATCTTTTTTTATATTAGAAAATGTAGAAAGATTTGGTAAATCTAAATTAAAAAAAGATTTTACTAACAAAGTAGAAAGTTTATACAATATACAATATGTTATAGTATCTCCAGATCAATTGGGTATACCTCAACATAGACCTAGAATATTTATAATTGGTCAAAAAATAACTAATTCCATAATAAAAGATATAAATAAATTACAATACAAAAAAGTAAAGAAGAATATCTATAAAATTAAATATCATAATATAAAGTATGTTGAAGAAAGCAAATTATCTATATTAAAATTATGGCAAAATATTATTAATGAATTACCAAAAGATGAAAATATTTATAGCCCTTTATGGAGTACAGAATATATGGCTACATATCCATTTATGGATAAAGCTACCATAAACTATTCAAGTTCAGAACTAAACAATTATAATGGAATATATGGGGCTAGCTTAAAAGATCTAACAAAAAATGAGCAAATAAATTTACTGCCTAAATATGCTAGAACTAATTCTGAAAAATTTCCAAATTGGAAAATAAGATTTATAAAAAATAGTAGAAATTATTGTTTAAAAAATAATAAGGTATTTTCTAAATATATAAATGAATTAAGTAAATTAAGTTTAAGTCATCAGAAATTAGAATGGAACATAAAAAATAATGATTCCAGAAATCTACATGACTATATAATACAATTTAGACCATCAGGTATTAGAGTTAGTAAAAAAGATAGATTTCCATCTTTAGTATCTATTAATTTAACACAGATACCTATAGTCTCTAGTGATGGAAATAATTTTAGATATATAACTACAGAAGAAGCATTAGCATTACAATCTTTCCCAAATAATTTTATTTTACCAGAAGATTATTCGAAAGCATTTAAAGCATTAGGTAATGCTGTTAATGTAGATATAGTCTATCAGATAATGAAATATATAACTAAAAATTAAAATAAATTAATTATCATAATCAGAATTATTTATTTTTATAACTTCATCATTAAATTCTTTCAAATGTCCTATACCAATAGTAGTTTCTAAGTTTATTGGTCTATATTTAAATATAGTATTCGCAAATATAAATTTGAATTATAGTATTTATTTGAAAAAGTCCACTTTTTTCAATAAAAAATCTATATGAATAAGGTTGATAAATATTGTTTTTTATTTATAATTTTAGATGATAAAAGGATATTAAATGAGTTGCATTTATTGTTTTTTTAGTAAAGAAAATCAAATGAAATTAAAAAAAGATTGCTTTGGAAATCCAAGATATGAAGAAACATTAAAAGAATATAAAAAAATATATATAGATGAATTAAAAAAAATTAATACTATAGAACAATGTGAATGTAGTAATACTATAAGAGATTATATTGGAAATGATAATAATAAAATTAATCTATGTTTTAATTGTTATAATGATTTTTTAGTGTGCATAAAAAATCATATTTCTGATATTGAAAAATATTTTGATGAAATAATAGATATATATGATACATATATAAAAGAAAATATACATATTGCCTATGAAAAAATGAAAAATTTTATAATTAAAATATATAAATATAGAAAAAAACAGACTATTTTTTATTCAACCCCAATGTTTAGAGTTCGTCCAAAAGGTCAATACAATATAAAAGATATAAGAGAATATTTTCATATCCCTTTTAATAAAAGATTTTTGACTAGTAATCAAAGATTTAGTACAACAGGGAAGCCTATGATTTATTTATCAAATTCACTACAAATTGCATTAGCAGAAGTTAATAAAAAAATAGATGAGGTGAATGCAGCAATATTTTTACCTTCTTTTAGTTATAATTATGATTCTACTTTATATGATATAAAAAATGATATAATTGATTTACTAAAAAATATTATTTCATCGATCAGTTCAGGAATAAAATATGACGATAAAATATTTCAATCATTATTTAGTATTTTTTCAAATCATATTTTTTATAACATATTAACATTTCCTATACAGGAAGAATATAGAGGACCTTTTATACAAGAATATGTATTACCACAATTATTAACAGATATTTTAAAATATGATGATTTGAATAATGATTATATAGGTATAGAATATCAATCTACAAAAGAGTATAAATGGAAAATAACAGATATGGATATGTATCAATTAGAATCTAATTACTGCTTTTTTATTCCATATGAGGATGATAATGATTATAGTAATAAATTTCTTGAAAGATTTTTTTATTATTGTGATACAGAAAATATTATATCAAATGAAGATTTTTTATTGTCAATAGAATCATTAAAAAATATTAATTTACAATTAAAAAATGAAGGATATAATAATAGTGACATAGGACTACATCTATTTAGTATAAAAAATCATATTAATGATATAGTTAAATATAAAGGAAATGACTATTACCTTTCATCAAATGAGGGTAAAATAGAACGAACATTAATATATGGATTAATACAAAATATAATAAAACATGTTTATTATTTGAAAAATAATAATTTAATAAAAAAAATTAATGAAAATTAGTATTATATACAAATTGTTAATAAATTATTTAGTAACGGAGTATAATAATGCAAGAATATAATAAATTATTAGAAGAAGCTGAAAATTTATATAAAAATAAAAAATATAGAGATGCTATAGAAATATATGAGAAATCTTTAAATTGTTTATCCCAAAATAATAATGGTATAGATATTTATAAGGGTGACAGAGGATATTGTCTAGGAAAAATTGGTAATTGTTATGCAGCTTTAAATGATTTTATGAACTCGATAAAATATTTAAAAGAAAGTATTAATATGTATCCTAATTTAAATTTTATATATGACTTAATACATATATATCGTAAAAAACTGAACGATATTAATAATAATATTGAAAATACTAAAAAATATTCTGATATCATACTTTTTTATTCTAAAAAGATCTTAGAAGTTATACATAATAAACAATGTGAAGATGATAATAATTACAAAAACGAAGCTATAAAATTGATTAGAGAGTTATCAAATCAATATAATAATGAAGAAGCTAAAAAATGCTTACAATCTATAGAAATGGAATAATTTTTATAAATATTTTAGGTGTTACGATAACACAAATTATCGAAACAGATGTTATTTTGAATATAATACAATTCAAATTAAATTGATAATTTTTTATATTAGCAATATGGATTCTTTATATGTTTTAATGGCTAGGGGGGTGGGTAAAATCTCTACAGGCTTTTAAGTGGTGCAACGAGTGGGGAGTCTTTTATATGTGGCGATAATTTTTTTATTAGGGGGTATGAAATTATTTTTCTAATTCTTTAATTTTATTTTCTAATTCTTCAATTCTTTTAACTTTATTTTCTAATTCTACAACCCTCTTTTTTAATTTTTGCATTTCGCTTCCTTTCTCTTCGTATTCTTTTTTAGCTTTTGCAACACAAGCCTGCACAAAGCCTCCAAATGTGGCATTTGAATAGTTAAATGGATCTGCCTTGCTATTTTTTACCATTTTTACAATCCATCGATATAAATCCTGATTAAAATTAATTGTTACACTATTTCTTGAATCATTCATTTTTTTAACCTTATTTGTATTGTTTGGAATTATAGCCTTTTTATTAATATTTAAAATAAAAATAGTCAATTTAAACTTTTGACTTAAAAATATGTTTTTTTGTAGAAAAGAACTTGCTATCTTTCGCAACAGAGTTATTGTCATCACATAAATAATTAAAAAGAGGTAAATAACATGATTAACTTAACATTATTTTTGAGTGATTATCAACAAGGTTCAGACTTATTAAAAGAAGGTAAATATAGTTCTGCGATAACTCGCTTTGAATCTTTAATTAAAATGCTTGATGATAACAAAGATACTATATCAGATTATAAAGAATTAAAAGAATGCATTAAGAATAATATAGAAGGATGTAAGCTATTAATGAAAGGATTTTAATAGATATCATAATGGGGCGTTATATGCCCCTTATTTTGTTGCCTTAATTTTTAATAAATAAGTGAGAAAAAAGTTGTATTTTTGGAGGAAAAGAACTTGCTATCTTTCGCAACAGAGTTATTGTCATCACATAAATAATTAAAAAAGAGGTAATTAAAAATGAATAAAGAATTAGCAATAATAAAAAGTAATAATGAAGAGGCTACAAAAGAAATAAGAAGATTATTAAATAATAATAATTTAGATGTAGATTTAACTAAGTATAATGCTGAAGTTAATTTTAATAATGAGGAAATATTAAGAACTGATAAAGATAGAGATGGAAATATAACATCTTCTTTTAGAGTATACAGTATGAGAGTAGATAGTAATACAAGCGATGATATTATAAACAACTATGCTGATTTTTTAGAATTATCATCAATAATGATGAGAAAAGAAACAAGAGAAAAAATAAACGAGCTATTAGGTTATTATATAAGAAAGACAGAAGCAGAAATAGATAATTTAAACATTGCTTAAAACTATATTTAATATACAGCTTTATAAAATATAAGGCTGTATACTAAATAAAAAATATATTTTTTTGTAAAAAGGACTTGCTATCTTTAGGAACAGAGTTATTGTCATCACATAAATAATTAAAGAAGAGGTAATTAAAAATTAATAAACAATTAAAAAAAGAATTAGCAGCAATAAAAAGTAATAATGAAGAGGCTACAAAAGAAATAAGAAAATTATTAAATAATAATAATTTATTTGCAGATATAAGAGAATATGATGCGGCAGTATATATTGAATATTATATAAATAGCAAAAGAAAACGTATTGAAATTATAGGAGCTAACATTAAAGACAATAAAACTGTATGCAATTATCCGATTTACTCTACTTATATAAATGATGAAACAAACGAAGATATTATGGGATATTATGCGGTATTGTTAAAGTTATCATCAAAAATATTAGAAAAAAAGACTATTAGAAATAAAATTAATGAAATATTAGATAGGTATATGAATAAAATAAAATATGAAATAGACAATTCGAAAGTATCGTGAATCTTTTTTAATTATTTATTAATTGGTACTTTATATATAATATATAAAGTACCAAGATTATAAGCTAAATACACCTTCAGATTCATAAATACTTTTTGTATCTTCAAAGTGATTTTTAATTACTCTATGAAGAGCCATAATAGAAGCTACAACTCCATCAATTCTTTTATATGATTTTCGCCTATCAGGTTTAACAGGAAGATAATTATCTCTGCCATCTGTTTTCACTTCACAGCAGCTTATCATCCAATTAAGAACAAGATTATTGCCGTGTAAAAGTTTGCGTTCATCTATAGTTTTTTCAAATAAAGAAGTACCTTCAGACAAACCTCCGACTGCAAAAGACTGCCTAACTTGCTGCATTTTGAAGCCTTCACTTTCTAGGTGAGTTATTATTTCAATAGCTTTCCAGGGATCATAAGCTATCTCTATAATTTCAAAATCTTTAGCATCTTGTAATATTGAAGATTCTATAATATCAAAATCTATAATATCACCATTTGTTAAAGTAATTAAACCTTGCGAAGCCCATAATTCATAAGGCACTCTGTCCTCTTTAGAACGTTGCCTTATATTTTCTTTAGGCATAAAAAAGCGAGGCAAAAGTATATATGGATCATTATCAACCGTGTCAAAACATAAAACATAAGCGGCTATATCTCTTGTAGTTGCTAAATCTAATCCAATACACGCTCTCTTTCCTTTTAATTCATTTATATTTATATTTTGATGTAAATAGGATTTAAGCCATCTGTCAGAAGAAATCCATACTTCACTAGCCTGAGTCCAAACATTTAAGTTTTTTGTAAGTATATCTGTTCTCTGTGCAGGTTTATCTAACCCTTCAAATAACCTATATTTTAAATAACTATCCTTTACAGAAATATTAATATTAGGATTAGCTTGGAAAATAATATTATTAATAAGTTCTTCTTGTTCTTGAGTATTTTGATTATTGTTTAATTTTTCTTTATACTCACTCATGAATATCCAAATATCTTTTATATTATCAGGTTCATATATTATGCAAAAGTATTCATCATTATTTAGAGAACCTTGTAATATTTGTTTAGCATATTCATATTCAGAAAAACAAACAGAAGTTTTATCAAATCCAGCAGTTGTGATAATAAAAGTAAGAGGCTGCCTTCTAGCTCCCATTCCAGATTCAAGAACATTTAAAAGTTCATTATCTGGGTGAGCATGATATTCATCTACTATAACTAAATGCGGATTTAAACCATCTTCAGTATTACTGTCCTGGCCTAATGGTTTTGATTTTGAGGCAGTATCCTTTTTCTTTGTAATTGTAGAAGTTTGCTTATATGTAATCGCTTCTTTATTGAGTGCTTTTGCTTTTCTTATTTGTCTTTCGCTTTCACTCCATGCAATTTTAGCTTGATCCTTTTTAGTGGCTATATAATATATTTCAACACCAGCCTCTGCAGGACTATCACAAAAAAAGCAATAATTACCAATACCAGATGCGAAAGTAGTTTTTCCATTTTTTCTACTTACCTGAACGTATGCTTTTTTGTAACGTCTAAGTTTATTTTCTTTTCTTCTCCATCCAAATATACTTGCTATAATAAATTGTTCCCAAGATTCAAGTATAATATTATGATTTGCCCATTCTCCTTTTGTGTGTACTAAAGATTGAATAAAAGTAATAGGGCGTTTAGCTTCATCTTCATCAAAATAAAAAGGATAATCATTATTTTTTGATTTTTCTATATCATCTAAATGTCTTTTTACTGCTAAAAAAGCAGCCTGACATACAGGCAATTCTTTATTTATAACTTTATTAATATATTCTTCATAACTATACATCATATTTAACTATTCATTAATCTTTCAAGCGGATCATCTGTATCCACTATTTCAGGAACAGGAACTTTCTTTTTGGAGGCAGGAGTTAAACCAAACTCAGTAAGCATTTTAGTATATGCAGTTATAGCTTTATGATAAGCTAAATATTCGCCCATAGTTTGTGAGTTTTTTCCTGCTAAATAACCTGCTATAGAACCACCTTCATCAATCATAGCCTCATAAAGATTCATAGCATCGCCATAGTGTAGGCATAAGAGTTCAAAAGCTGATAAATCAGCTCCATTTAACATGTTTTTTTCAACAAAAATTGGAGCTAATTCATTCCATTTTTTTAGAGAATACCCACAAAAATATTCTGGCGGATTAGGTATTTTTAAGGCTTTTTTTGGCTTATTTTGGGCGTTTTTTGGGGCTTTTTTAGCTTTCTCAGGCATTTATACTCCTTATTTACAATTTAAGTTAAAAATCTCTATTAATAATAAGTAATATAATATTTTATAACTAGACGACTGTCCGCATGCGGCGTAAGAAAAAATAATTTAGGAGTTTTTTATGTTTAGAAAAGTTGTAATTGGGAACTGTACTTTAATAAAAGGAAATTGCGAAGATGTAATGGAAGAATTAGAAAGTAATTCTATCAATGCAATTGCATCTGACCCTCCTTATTTGTATTTGAAACATAAGTTAGACATACCTTTTGATGAAGCAAAAGTGTTTGGGGAATGGAAGAGGCTAATAAAAAATAATTCAATAATAGCATTTTTTGGAAGAGGCGATGCATTTTTTAGATGGAACTTAATGCTGGAAAAATTAGGATTCAAGTTCAAAGAAACAGCGGTATGGGAGAAAGAAAACGCATCAAATTATCTTAATAATTTTTTAAGAATACATGAAGATATATCTTTTCGCAGTTTAGGGAATGCTAATTTAAGAAAAGCGTATATTGATTATTTGGAATATCAAATTAATAAAAATAAATTAGATAGAATAATAGATATATGGAAAGGATTAAAAAGTGCATTAAACGGCAAGGATAAAGATGATGTTATTAAATATATAGAAACAGGTATAAAAGAGTTTAATTATGAAAGTAAAAGAAAATATGAAATAACAGCAAGAAAACATCAAGGTGCAAAAAGAGGAGTTAATTTATTTCAAAGTGTAAAAGTAGGAAAAATAGAAACTTCAATTATGCGTTGTAATAGAGAGCAATATAAATATGAGCATCCAACGCAAAAGCCAGTTGCTTTAATGGAGAGAATAGTAAAATTAATTTCAAATGAAAATGATACTATCTTAGATCCATTTATGGGCGGAGGAAGTACAGGCATAGCTTGCATTAATACTAATAGAAAGTTTATAGGTATAGAGTTAGATGATGAATATTTTGATACGGCAGTACATCGTATAAATAAAGCATATGAAGATTATGAGGTTAATAATGAAAAAGTCGCATAAGGTAAAAGCTCCTTTTTGTTATTTTGGAGGGAAAAGTTCCGTTGCTGATTTAATTTGGGAGCTTATAGGTAATGATGTAAAAAGGTACTTTGAACCTTTTGCTGGAAGTTTGGCTGTGTTACTTGCTAGAAAGAGAGAGCCTAATAAATTATATAATGAAATAGTAAATGATATAGATTGTTTACTAATTAATGTTTGGAGAGCATTAAAAAAAGCTTCACATGAAGCAGCTTTATTATGCTGCGATCCAAGTTCTCAAGTTTTATATTGGCAGCGTATTTGTTATATAGTAAAAAATAAAGATGCTTTATTAGAAAATATGCTTAGAGATGATGAGTATTATGATGTAAAATTAGCGGCATATTGGATATATTGTAAATGCTCAGAAGTAGGCAAGATGGAAGTAGATAAAATTGATGTAGAAGAAGTTTATAAATCAATAGATAATGGTATAACAAAAGTGCGTATAAATCTATTAAGAGGAAACGGTATTCATTCAAAGTGTACTAAAGTTTTTAATCCGTACAGTGTAACAAGATGCAAATTAGAAAGGTTAAGTTTATGGTTTTCTCAAATAGAAAATATACTAGAAAATGTAAAAATAACTTGTATGGATTGGAAAAGACTTTTCAATGAAGGTTCTCATTGGCAAGATGATTGCGGCAAAAGTAATATAGGAATATTTTTTGACCCCCCTTATTCAGATAAAAGCAGAAAAAAATCATTGTATAGGATTGACAGCTATGATATAGCAAAAGAAGTTAATGCTTTTTGTATAAAGAATGCATATAGAGATACATATAAAATAGTTGTAGCAGGATATGAAGGAGAGCATAATAATTTAGAAGATTACGGATATATAAAATATTCTTGGAAGACACAAGGCGGTTATGGTAATAGAGCTCATAATGAAAATAAAGAAAAAGAAAGATTATGGGCTTCAAGTTCTTGTAATATAATAAATATATAAAATCTTATATTTTCTTATATTTTTTTATAATTATATGGCTTTTCTAAAAGATATTAGAAATACAGTAAAAAAATGGCTTTTTCCTGATTTTGAGTCTTCACTGAATAATTTTTTGTTGGCAGGCTCAGATAAAAGTTTATCAGCAGTTAATCCAAATACTGCTTTAACTTTTTCTACTGTATTTGCATGTGTAAGAGTAATAGCAGAAAGTATAGCTACTCTTCCGTTATTTGTATATAAAAGAGATGGAAATAATAAAATAAAAGCAATAAATCATCCTCTATATAGCCTACTGCATGATGCTCCTAACAATGAATGCACATCTGTATCATTTATAGAAAGTTTAATAACTCAAATATTACTTGTTGGGAATGGTTTTGTAGAAATTGTTAGAGATAATTTTAATATAGTAAAAGAACTTCATTTAATAGATTCTAATAAGATACGCATCTTTAGAGACACTAATAATACAATACTTTTTGAATATAATAGTGATGGAGTTTTAATAACATTATCAAAATCGCAAGTAATGCATATAGCAGGGCTTGGCTGGAACGGCATAATAGGTTTAAGTCCAATATCTATGATGCGAAAACAAATAACAACAGGGCTTCATCAGGACAATTTTGCATTAGATTTCTTTTCTAATGGAGTTAAAAAAGTTCCAATAATATCGCATCCTTCCCGCTTAAACCAAGATGCTAAAAAGAATCTTAAAGAAAGTTTCAGAGAAGCTTGGGAAAAAGGTATCGTTGTACTTGAAGAAGGAATGAAAATAGACCCTATAACAATGAACTTGTCTGATGCGCAATTTTTAGAAAGCAGGAGGTTTTCGGTAGAGGAAATATGCAGAATATTCAGAGTACCTCCGCATTTAATCGGCGATTTAAGCCGCAGTACAAATAATAATATAGAGCATCAAAGCATAGAGTTTGTAACGCATACTATAAGACCTTGGTGTGTTCGTATAGAAAAAGCATTAAATAGTTATTTATTAAATCATTTAGAGAAGAAGAAATATTATATAGAGTTTAATTTAGACGGACTTTTAAGAGGCGACACTCTTACAAGACAGCAAGCAAATCAAATCAAATTAAACAATGGAGTTCTTACAAGAAATGAATGGAGACGGCAGGAAAACCTAAATGAAGTAGAAGATGAATATGGTAATGATTATTTCTGCTCGCAGCAAATAAGACCAATAAGAACAGTTTATGAAACTAATGATAATATAAATAATAATGAAAAAATTAAAAAAGGAAGATAAAGATGCCGGCAAACAATAGTGAAATTAGAAATATAGATATTAGATTTGAAAACAACACAGAAGATGAACCTCTTAAATTAAGAGGTTATGCTATAGTCTATAACGCTTTAAGTGAACCTCTTTATGGTGATTTATTTAGAGAGCGTATAAAAAGTGGTGCTTTTACTAAGTCTTTAGCACAAGATGATCAAGTATGCTTGTGGGGGCATGATACAAGATATGTTTTAGGCAGAAAAAGTGCTGGTACATTGTTTTTAAGAGAAGATGAAAAAGGCTTATATTTTGAAGCGGAACTTCCAAACACTACTTGGGCAAGAGATTTGAAAGAAAGCGTAAAGAGAGGCGACATAAAGCAAATGTCTTTTGGATTCAAAGTAATAAGAGAAAATTGGATTGATAATAAAGAAACAATAAAAGAATATGAAATGCCAATTCGTGAAGTAGAAGAAATTACTTTGCATGAAATCTCATTAGTAACATTTCCAGCCTATCCTCAAACAAATGTAAGAGATAACAATGATATATATGTTCCAAAACCGCCTGAACCGAGACAGATTTCAGATGATGGTTTTTATACGTCTGTACGCCTGTGGCAAGATAGAACTATAAAATATAATCAAAAAATAAAATTATTAAAAATAAAAAATATTTAAGGAGATATTATGACACCAGAAGAATTAAGAGCTAAAATAGAAGGCTTAAAATCAGAAAATGCTTTAACTTTGAAAGAAATTGAAGAGCTTATGGCAAAAAGAGATTCATATTCTGCTATGACATTAGAAGAGAGAGAAAGCAAAAAAGAAGATATATCAAAGTTAGATAATGATATAGATTCTTTAATGCAGATTATAGAAGATAGAAATAAAGAGATAGAAAGAAATGATAAACTTCTATATATTCAAACTAACTCTTCTATGAATAAAAGAACCATAGTTGATGATTTAGACTCTTCTACTGCTAACAATGACACAGAATTAAGAGATAAAGTTACTAGATGGTTAAGAACAGGAGATGATAAAGAAGTAAGAGAAACACTTCAAGCAGGAGTGGCAGAAGCAGGCGGCAATACTATAGCACCTCAATATCTTGTAAAAGAAATAATAAAAGGACTTGATTCATCTGTAGAGATAAGAAAAAGGGCACATATAATACCTGCTATGAACGGATATGCAAGTATAGGTATACCTACTTTAGATAATGATCTAAATGATTTGGATTGGACAGCAGAAATAGCAGAAGTTACTGAAGATAAAAATATGTCTTTTGGAAAGAGGGAGATGAAGGCTAATCAATTAACTAAATTAGTAAAAATTAGTAAGAGATTAATAAAACAAAGCAACATTGATGTTCAAGGATTAATTCAAGAGAGAATAGCATATAAACTATCTTCTACATTAGAAAATAATTACTTGTATGGAAATGGAACAGAAAAGCCTCTTGGTATATTTGCACAAACTTCAGACAATAGTTCTGCTATTCCAAGCGACAGAGATATAGCAGTAGGAACAACAGCCGATGCTATCACTTATGATGGCTTAGTAGATGCTATAAGCGGATTAAAAACAGGCTATCATAATGGAGCAGTTTGGATGCTAAATAGAAAAGCAATGTCAGCTTTAAGAAAATTAAAGGATAAGCAGGACCGTCCTATTTGGCAGGAAAGTTTGCAAGTGGGACAGCCTAGCATGCTTTTAGGAATACCTGTTGTTCAAAATGACTTTATTGAGGATAAATTGGAATCTGCGAAATATTTCGGATTTTTAGCAAATCTATCTCATTATTGGATAATGGATAGTTTAGCTATGGAGCTTCAGGTTCTATATGAGTTATATAGTCAAACGAATCAAGTAGGCTATCAAGTAGGATATTGGGGCGATGGAGCACCTGTTCAAAAAGAGGCTTTTGTAAGATTGCTAGCACATGATAAAGCATTTGCAAAATCAGTTGCAAAACCAGCTGCAAAATCAGCTGCTGAGTGAGTTAGTTAATAAATAATTAGTTTTAGGATATAAAAATGAGCAGCGGACCTGAGGATATTAATAAAAATATAGATATTGATGTCTCTAATGTTGCGGAAAGCGGAGATGATGAAGAAAAAAAGCGAGCGGAAAGCCCGCCGAGTGAGGATGATAAAATTGTTACTTTATCAGAGTTCAAAAAGTTTCTAAACTTAGAAGGCATTGATTATGATGATGATATATTGCTATTAACTTTAGAGAGTGCAATCAGCTATTGTAATAAAGCTAATGAAACAGAATATACAAGAGCTGATTGTCCTTCTGAAGTTAAGTTTGCGATACTTGGGCTTGCTGCTCATTATTTTGAAACTAAAACAGGAGAAGCTAATCAGAGTGAGAAAGCAGTTCTTGAAGGAGTACATAGGTTATTGGCTATAGCAAGGGAAAAGTTCACTTTATAGGAGTGAGCCGAGCAAGCGAATAAGTTTACTTGTTCGCTTCTATTAGGCGAGGCGAATATAACAATAATGAAAGTTGGAAAACTCATACATACTATAACTTTTTATACTAATAAATATATAGATAAGGGAAACGGAACAGGAGATGAAAAATTAATAGAATTAAAAAAAGTAAAATGTTCTATTGATGACATAACATATAAAGATATAGAGCAGGGAAAAAGAAAGGATATAGAAAGGACTTTGAAAGTGCATACTCATTATTTCAAAGAGTTTGATACCAAAGGAATGATGGCTAAAATAAATCATGATGATGATATTTATAAAGTAGTATATAGAGAGAATGTTTCATATAGAAATACAGAATGCATATTTACTATTACAAAATTATTAGGAGATTAATATGTCTAATGTTTCAGTAAATATGTCTAAAACTACAATAAGTATAAAAGGACTTGATGAGTTTAGAGAAACGTTAGAAGAATTGGGAGGAGATTTTAAGAAGGCAATAAGAGAAGGAGCGAGAAAAGCAGGAAAGGAAATAGAAAAGGAAGCTAATGCAGAAGCTAAAAGCAGGGGCTGGAGTGAGGATAAATATTATGATGTAAAAGAAAGAAAGGCATCAAGAGGAAGCGATACTTCAGTTGCTATTAAAGTCGGAACTTTGGAAGGTAAAAGAGGTGTAGCACCAAAAAAGAATAAAATAAAATGGTATAAAGAGCAAGGAGACAGATATTATGTACGTTTCCCTGAATATGGAAAACTCAAACAACCTCCGCAGCCTCTTTTAATACCTATTTTTGAAAAGAAGAAAACTGTTATAGAACAATATATAAAAGAAGGCTTACAAAAAGCAATAGACAAGGTAAATAAAAAGAAATGATAGAAAATGCTATATATACAACACTTAAAGAAATAACAAAAGATAAAGCAGATGGTGTTTATTTAGATTTTGTTAATGATTCAAAAATAGATAAAAATAAAACATATATAGTATATTCTTTAGTAAGCAGCACACCTTATTATGATTTTTTGTATGGCAGAAGCGTTTATCAAATAGCTGTATATTCTAATGATCTTAGTAAAGCATTAAATATACAAAGAGATATAGGAAAACATTTTAGCAGTTTAAAAGATATTATTGATGATACAGAGATATGCGGATGTGATGTTTCAAATGAAACACATAATTATATAGAAGGCTTTTATCAAGCTATAAGCATTATAAATATATTATATAAATATTAAAAGGAGATATTATGAGTCAAACAAACGTACAAAATAGGCAAACAATAAGATATGGAAGTGCACAAGTCCTTATAGGAGATAGGTTTGATAAACTTACAGATGTAGGAGCAGGACGTAATATTGCTCTTAAAGAAACTATGAGTACAGCTGATATAGAAAGCGATAATGCAGGCACTGTAGCTACATTAAATACAGAGCATAAAATAGAAGTATCACTTGATAGTTTAGAATTAAACTTTGCAAATTATGCTATGTCAAGAGGCGGCATAGATAATATAGACACTTATGATGGAAAAACAGAAGTAATAAAAGAATATATAGTTGAAGCAGATACATATACAATAGGCGAAGAGATAAAAGTTCCATTTAAAAACGCAGACGGAAGCTATCCTACAGTTACAAAAGTAGAAAAGAAAAACTCTACAGGAAATATTTTAATAGAAGAAACAAGCTATGAGAAGATAGGAACTAATGGAATAAAAATTACAGATAATAATATATCTCCAAGCACAGATACTTTAGTTATCACATATAAAAGAATAATGCCTAAAATGGTTCGCATGACTACAGGCGGAAAAAGTGCTTCTATTAAACCTAAATGCATAATGTTAGTTAATAAAAATGCAGAAGGTAAAGAGTTTAGAATATATTTACCTCAGGCTGCTATAACAGGCGGTTTAGAGTTTACTTTCCCTGCTGATAAATCTCAAGATGTAATGGTTAATAAATTAAGTTTCTCAGCAACTACATCAGGAAGTCAGAAAAGCGGCGAACAGTTGGCTTGGTATGAAGATGAACAATCTGTAAGCAAGGATGGAAATGAATCAATAATAGAGCCTCTTACTTTAGAAAGCAATAAACAAAATGTAGATATATCAGGCACTGGAAGTGATACAGTTGTATTAACTTCAAATGCTGATGAGATAAAATATGCAGTAGAGCCTTCAGAACAAGGTTTTTGTGATATAAGCTATGAAGAGGAAACTAAAACTTTCACTATCACAGGAAAAACTCAAGGAAAAGCTACACTAAAAATCACAGCTAAAAAAGCAGGCTCTGAAGACAAAACTTTAGATATAGCTATTAATATACAAGAATAAAATAATTAGGGGGATAATAGAATAATGGAAGTAACTATTGTAGATTTAGAAGAGTTTACAAAGAAAAAAGCAGTTTATGCTAAATTAGGTGATTATCAGATTAATGTTAATGATGTACCAGTACAAGTGGCATTAAAAGTTAACGAACATCATAATAACATAAGAACTGGACAATCAGTAGACATAGGACTTCTAATAGATGAAGTCGTAATACCTGTAATAAAGCGAACTTATCCAGATACTACAAGAGATGATATTTTAAATAAGTTTACTTATGATCAAATAATGAAAGTAATGAATATGATATTTGATTGCTTTTTCTCAGCAGGCACTGAACCTAAAAAAGAAGATAATAAAAAAAAAGGTTAAAAGTAGAATTAATTAAGTTGCTTGCCCATTTAGCCAACTGTTTCGGTTGGACAGAAGAGTATATGCTGAGCATGAGTCTTTCAAGACTTATGCTCTATTATACTGCATCATTGCAGCTGCCATATACAATAGAATATGAAACATATAATGATGGTAATATTACTGAAACACAAGAAGGCAATAAGAAAATAAAAAGAGAAAAGCAAGGACTTTGGGAAGTAGAAACCATTACAATTGATAATTAATAGCGGAACTATTGGAGTTAAAGATTAATGAGTAGTTTAAATGTTAGTATATATGCTGATGCATCACAAGCCATTGAAGCATTCGGCAAACTTAAAGACAGAACTACTGATTTAGAAAAAGGTTTTAATAAAATAGGAAAGGCTTTTTCTAATTTTGGTTCTTTAGCTACCAAAAGTTTAACTGTCCCAATAGTTGCTAGTACCACAGCAATGGGACTCGCTTCTAAAAAAGCAATAGAGTTTGATAATGGAATGCGTGAAGTTCTTACTTTGCTTCCAGAGTTAGGCAATGAAAGTTTTGAGAAATTAAAGAATCAAGCTTTATCTTTTTCAAAGGATATAGGTAAAGCACCAGAAGAAACAGTAAAAGCACTCTATCAAGCTTTATCTGCAGGCATACCACCTGAAAATGTATTTGAGTTTTTAGAAACAGCAGGAGAGGCTTCTATTGCTGGAGTTAGTGATTTAAGAACTTCAGTTGATGGATTAACGAGTGTTACTAATGCTTATGGCTCAGAAATATTAAATGCTCAAAAAGCCTCTGATATAATGTTTCAAACAGTAAAATTAGGTAAAACTGATTTTACACAATTATCAAATAATTTATATAATGTTATTCCAATAGCTTCTGCTATAGGTGTTCAGTTTGAGGATATAGGAGCTGCTATTGCGGCAATGACTGCTCAGGGTGTTCCTACATCTGTGGCAACGACACAAATGAAACAGGCTTTATCAGAACTTAATAAAGAAGGCAGTGTTGCTTACGAAACATTTAAACAGATATCAGGCGAAAGCTTCAAAGACTTTATAGCAGGAGGAGGCAATCTTCAAGAAGCTCTTCAAATGATGAGCGATTATGCTGAAAAAACAGGAAAAGAAGTTACAAGTATGTTTAGCAGCGTAGAAGCCGGCAACGCTGTTTTAGCTTTATCTGGCAAAAATGCAGGTAAGTTCAAAGACTATTTGGATCAAGTGAGAAATAGCGTTGGAGCTACTTCTGAAGCATTCAAAAAAATAGATGATGGACCTGCAAGACAATTTGAAAGACTTCAAGCAGAACTCAGTGCTTTAGTTATAGAGTTAGGTAATAATGCCCTTCCATTAATTAACGAAAGCTTTATACCATTATTTAGAGATACTTTAGTGCCAATAATTGATGATGCAATCAAAACTATATCATCATTAATAAAAGCATTTAATAATCTTCCAGCCCCTTTGCAAGCGACAACAGTTGGAATTATAGGAATTACAGCTGGCTTGGGACCCGCTTTGCAGGGTATAGGAAGTTTGAGAAAATCTTTTGTAGAAACTAAAAAAATAATTAATGATTTCAAAGGTGCTATTGGCTCATTAAAAACATCTGCAAGTTCTATCCAAGCATTAAGCACTGTTTGGAAAGGTTTTAATACAGTTGTACTTGCAAGCCCTGTAGGAGTTGTAACTGCTTTAACAGCAGGACTTGGAGCTTTAGCTTTAAAAGCATATAAATTAAATCAAGAATATAAACAATTAATAGAAAGCTCTCAAAAACTTACTAGCAGCACAAAAGAATTAAATGACAATGCTTTTAAAGATTTAGGTTTATTCCAAGAGTATCAAAAATTAGCAAGTTCTAAAGAACTTGATGCAGCGGCAACAGAAAGATTAAATCAAGTTACTGAAAAGCTTACTAGACTTTATCCTAATTTAAAAACAGTAGTTTTAGACGGTATAACATATATAGATTCTGCTACTATGAAGCTTGAAGATTATAGAACAGCAGAAGAAGCAACTCAGATACAAACTATAGAATCAAAAATTAAAGAATTAGAAGATAAAAGAAAGATTTATCAAAAAGCCTTCGAAGGATGGAAACAATCTTTATATTCTATAGGTGCTGATGATAATTATATACAAAGAGAACTAGATCTTGGTAATTCATCTGATTATAACGAATTAAAGAAAGTAGAAGATACATTAGCACAATTAGAAAAACAAAGAAATGACTTAAATCAGAACATGCAATTAAGGCAGTCCTTGACAAGGGACGGAATAGATTTAGAAACTAAAGAGCAGAAGGCTAATCAAAAATCTATAGATGCCATAGAAAATAAATCTGATACTGTCAAAGAACATATTAAAACTTATGAAGATTATTTAAAAGAATTAAAAAAAGCTGAAGAAGATGAAACTAGAAGAGTAAAAAATCTTAATGCTTTAGGTGCTGAAATAAGCGATTCGGATGCTTTAGAAGCTAAAAAAAACAAAGTAAGTTCTATACTTACAGAAATGAGTACAGCATTAAACTTGAATGCTAATCAGATAAAATATTTAAGTAAAAATTATGGTTATGCTTTTGATAGTATAAAGACTGATAGATTTGATGAATTAGTAAAAGAGATAGAAAACAGCATAACAGCTTATGAAAGAAATGTTGAAGTAGCAGAAGAGTTTGGAGAAAAAATAAGTGAAGCTGAAAGAGAAGGTGCTAAAAGTGAAATAGTTCGAAGCGGCATAGAAAGTATAACAAACGAAATAAAGCTTACAAATGAACAAGTAGAGATATTAAAGCAGAAGTTTGGAGATTTATGGAAAGTTAATACTTTAGATTTTAGCTCTTATTTTGCTTCTAACTGGAGCAGGATGTTTAATGATGTAGCAGATAATATGAGCGATCTATATACTGCTGTACAAGATTTAAAAATACAAGCTATAGAGTTTGAAATAGATAAAACTGAAGAGCGTAAAGAATTAGCATTAAAAGCTATAGAAGAAGAGAAAGCAGCAAGACTTGAAGCTTTAGGAATAATGGAAAACTCTCAAAAGCAGAGTTTATTAAATGAAATTAAACAGCTTAAAAATAGACAAAATGTAGCCTTAGGACTTTATGAACAGGAAAGAATAAAAGCAGAGCTTGAGGAAAAACAGAAAGAGCTATCTAAAATACAAATAGAAGAAGAGGCAAAGGCAAAACAGTTAGAAATAGAAAAAAATTATAATAATGAGAAAATGAGGCTTGAATATAATTCAAGATTAGAAAACTGGAAAATGTCTTTGGCACAAGGTACATCTTCAATGGCACAAGCCGCCATTAATGCCTTAGCATCTGCGATGGCTGTTCCTTTCCCTGCCAATTTAGTAGCTTATGCTACTCTTTTAGGTGTAATAGCAAGCGGCAGTGTTAATTTAGCAACACTCAGTCAAGCTAAACCTCAAGAGCCTAAATATTTGGCAAGAGGCGGAGTTGTAGAGAGAAGACATGGAGGAATTAATGCTGTTATTGGTGAGGGTGCTAATGATGAAGCAGTTATTCCTCTTGAAGATAAAATACTATCTAAAATAGGAAGCAGCATTTTTGAAGCTACTGCTAATAATGATCAAAGCTATAGTGTAAAAGATGCATCTGATGTTTCATATAATCAGCCTATTTACTTAATGCTTGATGGTAAGATAGTTGCAGCTACAATGCTTAATTTAAGCAAACGTGGAGTTAAAGTTGTTAGTCAGAGAGGTATATTGTAGGAGGAAGTGAGTACGAGCCATAAGGTAAGTGCAAATACAACAATAATATGAGATTATTATATAATAATATATTTAATAATTGTAATTATACTGCATCAAGCAGTGATGAGTTTTTTGATATAGAAAATATATTTGATTATCATACACAAAATGTAGGAAGATTTGATAATAAATTATATGGAAGTTTAGAGATAACAGGAAATGGAATAATTAATTCTTTTGCAATATTTAATACTAATGCTTATTTTGTCAAGATAGAAATACATAATAATATAGATGATGATAGAATATATTTAATTGATATATTTGATAATAAAGCTATGCATAATATACATCCTGTTGAGTTTACAAGATGTAAAATAAGTTTTTACGGCAATGAAAGAAATGATAATAATTTAGAGATAGGTTATTTAATAGTTGGTGAAGCTTTAGATTTTCCTCCTCATGATAAACAGAAAACACATACAATATCATATACACATGAACAATATTTTTCTATAAGCAATCATTATTTTCCAAGATTGCTTCCTACAAAAAAATATGAAGTTTGGAAGGTATCTTTTCCATATTTAACTAATTCTGATAAAGATAAGATATTAAACTTTTTTAATGAAAGCAACTTTTATCCTTTTGTACTTCAGGTTTGGACTGGTGAAGTTTTATGTGTAAATGCTACATTAGATAAATATTATGCAAAGTATAACATAAGTAAATATAATAAATCAAAATATAAGTTTATTAAAGAATATATTAGATATGCAAGGTATAATATTAGCAAATATAATATTTCAAAATATAAAGCAAAAACAGATTTTCAATATCCAAAATACTATATGAAAAGCGGACTTTATGTATGCACTAATACAGAGATAGATTTTAAGAAAGGGAAAAATGATTTATATCAATATTCTACGGAACTTACATTTAGGGAGATACAATAATGTTTGAATTAATAGAATCACCTATCAGTATTCCTCTCAATATTGAATCTGCATATAAAAGACAAAATGAAATATTAAAAAGAATGAAGTTTTTACACACTGCTTTTGAAGGAATAAAGATAGATTTTTATAATAGAAATAATATGCCATTTATAAGAGCAGGTTCTATATGTATGTTTTGTTATTCAATATATGAAGCTAAAAAAGATATAATATTATCTGACATAAATGAAAATGGGACTAGATACATTCTGCTAAGATTAATAAATAATGGATTGAACTTAGATGCAGAAGTAGTTAGCAGTTTAAACTGTTATTATAATGAAGAGTTGGGAGGTTTTTATATGATAAATAATGACGGCATAAGTAAATATGTACCATTAGTGATAACAAAAAATGGCACATATAATATAGATTATTTTAATATGTATAATAATGAGGTATATTAATGTTTTCTTTAATTAAAGAACCAGAGGAAAGACCAAGTAGTTTGCTTGATAGTTATAGACAGCAAAATATTTTAATGCAAAAAATACAGTTACTGCATACAGCATTTGATGGAATTAAATTAAATCATTGGAATGATTCTGATAGAGAACTACCTGATATTTTAGCAGGAAGCATTTGTGAGTTTGAGGGCAGACTTTTTGAAACTAATCAAACAATAAAACTATTAGATGAATCATCAGCAGAAGGATTAAGATATATAAAATTAGTAATTATTAGAGATGCTGATAACAGCAATAATGATTATTTAGAAGTTCAAGTAGTATATAATAATTTCCCATCTTATGATTATAATAATAGAGGTTTTTATAATTTAGATTCACAAGGCAGATGTTTAGAGAAATATTTAAGGGTTAGTATGAAATATAGCCAGCCTTTGGGCGGATATGTTGAAAAGAAATATTGGAATATTAATGATTTTGATAGAAAAGGAACAGTATTAAAAAGAAAAACTGTAAACTTTGGAGTCGGCACTCATGAGTTTACTTTCCCAAGCGATGTTAATCTTGTAACAGTACATATAACTTCAGGGGGGGAGGTGCTGGTATGGGTATACTTGATACAGGACGTAATAGATATCATAATGCAACAGATGGAACTAGTTCTCAAATATTGGTAAATGGAGGAGCTATAACAACATGCGGGGGAGGCGGTGGAGGAAAGATGACAGGATTATCATCAATCTCGGCATCAAGAGGAATAGCAAGCGGACAAGGTAAGCTATATCAAGGATCAGATGGTAACAAAGGAAAGCCAGGGAAAGGAGGTATTCTAAGCAGTCCATGTTTAGCAGGAGGAGGAAATGGTGGTAATGGTATAGAGCATAGTATTGGTAATAAAGAATCAATAGGAGGAGGTTCTGGTTCATCTGCTATAGTGGATATAAATAGAAGTATGCTACAAGGTACTTCAAAGATTCAGCTTATTATAGGTACTGGCGGTGCAAGCGGATATATGGATAATGATGGAACGAGAATGCAAAACGGAGAAAATGGTTCTGCCGTTATAGAGTATATGCAAAAATAGGTTATATAGTAGGAGCATAGCAATAATAATGAAAAGTTTTGCTTGTGTAATAGAACTTGATATTTCTAGCCCTGATACTAAATTAATATTTGCACCTTCTGGGGGAGTTTGGATAGCTTCTATTAATGAAATATATTCTCAATATTCATATTCTTATTTTAATGAGTTATTTAATATTAAAGAAAATGAATTATATAATTTGTTTAATATAGGCTCTATATCAATAGATAATGACAGAGGATATATAGAAGTATTTTCTTTAGAAGATTTATATAAACAAAATAAATCTTATTTTCAATATAAAAAAGATAATATTAATTATATAGCTATTCATTTTAATAATTTTGAAACACCTTATAGTAAAAAAAATATTATTATTAATATTAAAAAGTTATTTTGTACTCGTGAATGGCTTGATAGCAGTAACAATTTAGTATATACAAAAAACAATATGTATATAGAGCCAAGAGTAGAAGAAATAGACAGTGCTGATATAGAGGGAGATTCTTTAACATTTGATATTATACAAACTAATGAAATGAGCATTACTTTAAGAAATGATGATGGACTATTTGATGATTTTATTAATATATACGGCAATAAATTATTAGTTAGAAGAGTATTTGACTATGAAGATTTTGATAAATCAGTTATAATATTTTCAGGTTTTGTTAAAAAGCCTGAATATTCTTTTTTAGAGAGTGTAACAATAACTGCATCGGATATAAGATCAAGTTTTAGCACAGAAATACCTACCCATATATTTTCTGAAGTTGAATATCCTAATTTAAAATTATTTCCAGAAAATGTTGAAAGCGGTGAGGATATTATTGATACAGCAAGGACCTTAGCATCTGGAAAAGGTATAATTGTAAAATTAAAACCTATAAAATATTATACTCCTTTAGCAGAGCAAGATAAAATACCAGAAGTTATTTTTGAAATATGCGATACTTCAAGGCATGCTATAGAAAATATAGTTAATAAAAATGATGTATTAGATAATAATAAATTAAAACCGCATATATATTTTATAGAAACTCCTCAAAGTGAAAATGAAATAATAGAAAGAGAAAATGGTAAAGTCATTAGTGGAGAATTAGAAATATTTATCCCTGAGTTCAAAGACTATAATGATGGAAAAGGAAGTCAAAGAGTATGGATATTAGATAAAGAAAAAGGACAATTAATTTTTAGAGGGCATAAACAAGTACATTCTATAACAGATACTAATGATAATTTATATGAGATATATGCAGAAATAGATATACCTCCTTATAAATCTTTAACTTTAATGAGAGAGCTTTTAGAAGATTATGAGAATATAGCATATATAAAGGAAAACTTTTATATAGATAATTGGAATAAGGAAGAGGAACGTTCAAGGGAAATAGCAGTTCTTCTTGATAATGATAATAAAAAAACTACACTTGATATTTTAGGTGAGCTATGTTTTTTAGAACAGGGAAGATTGGAAATTGAAAATAATAAGATTAATTTCATTAGTACAAGATTTCGTGAGAATAAAGCAAAATACAAAATAAAACAATGGAAAATGGGGAGAGTAGATAAAACAGTAGAAAGTGATGAGTATTTATCAAGCTGTAGTATAAAATATGATTTAAATAAATTAACATATAAAAATACTTCTTTTGAGGAGGAGGCTAAAAAAAGACATAGAATTAATTCACATGAAGAGTTTGAAACTTGGATTAAAAATAAAAAAGATGCTATTGATTTGTCTAATGAAATAATGAAATCAAGATATATATTAAAAGAATATTATACTTTTGAGTATTATGAAACATTAGATTTTCTAAAGCTATTTGATATTGTAGAGATTGAATATAAAAGAGAGAATGGAAGTTATTATATAAAGCCTTGTCTTTGTGAAATTATTAAATTAAATATTTTTGATAATGTAATAAAACTAAGGCAATTATAAAAAAGAGGATTTATGCTTACATATTTAGGAATTATAAATATTGATAATATGGATATAGATGATATTTCATATAATGAAAGTTATATTGAATATGTAAACTTGAAGATTGATATAAATATAGCTAAAAAGAAACTCGGTATAAGAAAAATATCTAATACTGATGATGCAAGACTAATAGCTAATTATATCAATAATATGGAGATCAATAATGAAAAAAGAAATTAATACTTGCAACTTGTGTAAAAAAAGAGATAAATGCAAGAAGTTATGCAGTGATATGATAGAGAAACTTAAAAATAAAAAAAATAATAATGATATGTATTCAGATACTACAGTAAATGTTTATAATCGCTTTGATTTATCAAATATTGTATATATTTATGGATTATCAAAAATAGAAGAGAGAGATACAAAAAGAGTAATGATTGCTATATTGAAAAAAGAACAAAAAGAAATACTTCACTTGCTTTCAAAAGGATATACTCAAAAAGATATAGCTAAAAAACTAAAAGTATCTCAAAGTAATATTTCGCAAAAATTGGAAGCCATAAAAAGAGAATTAAAAGATTCATTAGTAAAAATAATGCCTTATATTTTATGATTTTTATAATCTATTAATGAATTATCCTTATATTTTTTTATTTAAATATAGTAAAAATATAAGGATAAGATATGTCAAAAGAAATTATAACTGAATTAAGTAAAAAAGAAAGAGATATTATACAAAAATATATAAAGCTAAAAAAAGAAGAGAAAAAGAATGAAGAAAATATTGACTCTTTAAAAGATGATGTGCTCAACATATTAAAAGCACATGGAGATAAAGTAGTTTATGATGGCTATAATATTACAAAGCATGAAGCTCTATCATATCAATACAGCGAAGCTATACACAATATAGAAACAGAAATAAAAGTCTTAAAGCAACGAGAAGTGACGCTTCAAATAGCAAAAGAAAAGCAAAAAAGTGAATATATAAAAGTTTATGAACTAAAAAGCAATGTACCTGCTTAAAATTATATTAAGGAGTTTTAATTTATGTTAAAGTTATTTATTTTTATAATAGTGCTTGTAGTGTTTGCTACTATTACAGCATTAGATATGAATATAAGAAGATCTAAGAAAGTTGAGGATTCAGATATAGTAAATAGAACTATAATCTGCTTTATAGCTTTATCAATAAACTTTTTATTTAGAAAACATATTGAAGCTATATTAAATCCTTTTTCTAACAGAATACATTGTATATATAAAGATACTTTTAATGGTATAACATCTGAAAGCGTATTATTTAAACATGAATATGTGCATATATTACAGAATAAAAAATTAGGTTGGTTTAAGTTTATTATTTTATATTTAATTAATAGTTTACGTGGTTATGTTAATAATGTATTTGAGAAACAGGCTATAAAATGGCAGTATATGGATATAAATATTGATGCTATAAATAAAGAGCTTGATAATAAGCTTATAGAATATAAGGGGAAGTAAATGGCAGATTTTAATAGAGCTTATTATTTACTTGAGAAATGGGAAGGCGGATATGCTAATATAAAAGAAGATGCAGGCGGAGAAACATATAAGGGTATAACTAGAAAAAATTATCCTAATATGAGTTTTTGGAAAAAGATAGACAGATTAAAAAAAGAGAATGTAGATGCTGCATATATCAATAGAATATTGTCTAATAATTTGAGTATAGAAATAGAGATAAAAGATTTTTATAAAAAAAATTATTGGGACAAAGTAGAAGGCGATAATATACAAAATCAGGCATTTGCAGAGAATCTCTTTTTATTAGCAGTTAATGCTGGAATAAAAAGAGCAGTGAAAGTAGCGCAAACATCTTGCGGTTTCTTTGGTAAAGATATAGACGGAAAGATAGGACCTAAAACAAAAATGATGTTTGAAAAAGCAGGAGAAAATGAAGTTAAGCTATTTAATGAAATAGAGATTAACTTCTATAAATCTTTAGCAGAGAAAAAGCCTTCAAATAAGATATTTTTAAAAGGTTGGCTTAAAAGAGCTAATGCAGTTTAA